GGTAAGAAGCTAGGTTATTATAAAAATTGGAAAAACGATGAGAAGCTATGGGACGAGATGATATTACCCAAGCTAGAAGAGAAGCTTAAAAAGCAATACAGTTACAGTGTAGATTAAAATCTACCCCAATTTTGGCTCATAAAGCCAATACCAGGATTAATTATACGCTGTCTTTTGCTGTGTGTAGCCTTAACACATTCGTTTAACTTATAAATAAATCTTGTGGCTGTCTTAGCGTACTGTATTTGACTGCTGGATGTTGATTCAGAGTATAAACTCAAGCCATTTTTGATCATTAATCTAAAACTTTCAGCAAGATCAATTAGGTCTTCCAATGACCAGCCATCGATTTTAAAATTTTTAAGCACCTCTGGATCGTCGATGCTATCCATAACTGCTTCTACATCAGCTTGTTTGGGATACTGGTTAGCATCCAATGCAGCTTTAATTCTTGACATTGCTGCACCATCCGCGGCATTACTTGATGGGTAATTTCCTGCGGGTGGTACATCTCCAGCAGGTGGTGCAGTATCTGGTATTTCATCTATTTCAGCTTGCGTGGGTTCTTCAAACGGAGCTGCAGCTTGTGGAGCCGCGTCCGGTTCAGGTGCTGCTGGTTCTTCAGAGGTGTTTGGACCTGGGTTTGGATCTCGAAGTGGTTCGCGTGTGGGTGTAGGTGCTGCTGGTTCTTCAGAGGTGTTTGGACCTGGGTTTGGTTCTTCAATTTGTGGTTCTTCAGAGGTGTTTGGACCTGGGTTTGGTTCTTCAATTTGTGGTTCTTCAGAGGTGTTTGGACCTGGGTTTGGTTCTTCAATTTGTGGTTCTTCAGAGGTGTTTGGACCTGGGTTTGGATCTCGAAGTGGTTCGCGTGTGGGTGTAGGTGCTGCTGGTTCTTCAATTTGTGGTTCTGCTATGGCTGTGCTGGTACTAGCTTGTGATGCTTCTGGTTCCGATACTGCCGCATCTGGCAATTCTTGCGGAGTTTCTTGACGAGCTTGCGGTGCACTATCTTGTGCTTGAGCGGCGGTAGGTACTTGTTCACGAGCCTGTGCAAGTTGTTGTCGTAAATCTTCTATCTGCGCCAGTAATGCATCTCTTTCACTAGGTGTTTCTGGTTGATCGTCATTTAGATCAGAATTAATATCATCAATTTTGTCTTTTATTTCCTCTGAATCTCCTGTAGATTGTGCATCACTACTAGAAGGAGGTGTATATTGATAATTACCTGCATCATTAGTTGTATCTGGATTGTCTTGACCAAATGCAAATTTCTCCTCCGGCTCACCAGCTGGTTCACTCGCTATACCACCGTCTTTAATGTTGTGGAGATCATCTACAACACCTGTGAATGACTTGACAACATCCTTATGATTGATCATTCCAGACTGCACCTTAGCTAACAAATCTTTGACAGCGGGTGCTTGCTCTACTTTAGATCCTAACCCGGATGTTCTGCCCAACCACGTCATTAACTGTTGTGCATTCACTGGGCCTTTGGATCTACCCAGTGATTGATTAAATTTTTTAGTCATTAAATTGACGTCACCCTTTACTGTAACACGACTACCGGCCCGGTCAGCGACTCCACCAGCAAGCTTGTTAACGATGGGGCTCTTAGCTAGAGTTTTGTCCCACCAACCTCCTTTTTCATTCAAATGCATGCCACTTTCATTAACAAGCTGTTCTTTTTTTTGTACTTGTTGAAAAGCTTCAAATATAGCGTTGTGATCTTTACGATGTTTGTTCATACATTTATTTATTGTAGTTGAACTAAAGAAACAAATATATTATAATAGAAACATGAGCAAATGTGTTGTACCTATTAGCGGTGGACTTGATTCTACAGTAATTTTACATAAAGCTTTAGCTAGAAACCAGGAAATACATGCCGTTACATTCAATTACGGGCAAAGACACTACGCTGCGGAAGTAAAGCGTGCGATTGACACATGTTCTGAATTATCCGTCAAATCACACAAGGTTATAGATATAACATTTTTCCGAGACATTGTAACCACAAGCTCTCTAACCAATGATGAGATAGACGTTGCCAAAACACGTGACGTGTTAGGCGATCCACAGACAGTCAACTATGTACCCAATAGAAACATGATGATGTTATCAATCTGCACTGCGTATGCTGAATCATTAGGTGCCGGTACAGTGTATCATGGTTCCGCGTTAGTGGATAGCCAAGCAGGCTATTGGGATGGCTCGATAGAATTTATCAATGCTATAAATAACGTCAATGCATTGAACAGACGAGATCGTGTCAATATAGAGGCACCACTTATAAAAAAATCAAAGCGTGAGATCATACAAGATGGAGTGAAACTCGGAGTAGATTTCGGTTCAACCTGGACGTGTTACAACGGAGGTTCTCGAGCATGCGGAGAATGCCCTGCATGCAGTTCCAGAATACAAGGGTTTTTGGATGCCGGTTATATTGATCCGATTGAGTATGATAGGGACATACCTTGGAACAAATATAATGCAAAGCCGATCATTAGAGATTGACCGTACATATCTTAAAATGGCTAAACAGTGGGCTCAACTGAGCCGTGCGAAGAGGATGAAGGTTGGTTGTTTGGTTGTGAGGGATCGTATGATAATAAGTGACGGGTTCAATGGAACTCCTCGGGGATTTGATAACACATGCGAGCAGCTCAACACTGTGTCAGAACAAATGAACGGAGGTGATAAAATGATCACAAAGCCTGAGGTATTGCATGCGGAAAGTAATGCTATAACTAAGTTAGCCATGAGTACGATCAGCAGTAAAAACTCCACGATGTATGTCACGTTGAGTCCATGCCTGGATTGTGCCAAGTTGATCATACAATGTGGGATCAAGAGAGTTGTGTTTAATGAACTATACAGAATTACCACAGGAGTTGCCTTGTTGAAGCAAGGAGATATAATAGTAGATTGTATAGAATTATAATATGTGTGGTATTTTTGGTAGTCATAATTTCAGAAGATACGAAAAAATGTATTTTCAAAACAAACAGCGTGGTACATTCTCATACGGAAGCATGTATTTAAGACCCACGAGAAACCCTGGATATATAAAAGAAACACATATACGAAAACGCGAGGGTGTTGTGGATCTCACAGGAGATTATGCGTTCAGTAAGGATTATGATTCATTCTTAGGTCACACACAAGCACCAACAAGCTCCAGTCGAGATTTCAGTCCAGTCACAAGCCATCCATTCAACAGCTTGCATTATGTTGTGGCACACAACGGGGTTCTTGAAAATGTTGGTGAGATGATCGAGAAATACTTGAAAGTACACGACAATCCAGTTGACAGTTCCATCATTCCAATATTAATGTCATTTCAGTTAGAGTTTAATGAGTTAATGAATGGAGAATCACTCGATACAGGCCACGAAACAAAAACTCCGGATGTGTTAGCAATTGAACGTGTATGTGGGGAACTCAAAGGTATTTTCAGCTGCTGGATACACAGTAAATTATCCGGTGATACGTTTCTGGTACGTAGCGGTAGTACGTTGTTCGGAAATGTAGAAACTGGTGATTTTAGTAGTGTTCCAGTCCCGGAAATATGCGAACAAGAACTAGATGAAGGGATAGTGTATTGTGTCACCAGCGAAGGACTAGCCAAGTGCGGTCAATTCAACACCAACAGTTCATTTTTTCTATGAAAAAGATACTTGTAGTTACATGTTCAAAGGATGATGGTGATAAGAGCCAGCTGGTGCAATCATTAGCTGAGTTGAAAGACGATGTGAGAATTGTTGTGAACTCCAACAACACAACAGGATTGTCCAAATGTTACAACAAGCAGTTAGTTTCTGACAATTTAATCGATCATGATATTGTGTTGTTCGCGCATGATGATATATTTATTGATGATCTGAAACTCAGAGGAAAGCTATACACAGCGATGAACGATCTCAAATATGATATAACTGGTTTGGCAGGATCAAAAGAAGTGAAAGTTGCGGAACCTGCACTGTGGCATTTGATGTCTCGCAGAGAGTCATGGACTGGTGCAGTGGCTCATCCAGTAAATGGATCAAAGCAGCTCATGACAACAAGTTTTGGGCCATGGCCTTCGAGATGCTTGATATTAGATGGTTTGTTTCTCGCGGTAAATCTGAGAACCGCACTCAAAACAGGTTGGAGGTTCAACGAAAACTACGACTTTCATCACTATGATATAGCATCATGTTTAGACGCCAATGCAAAAAAATTAAAACTAGGAACATACCCAATATACACCACACACATGAGCCCTGGATTGTCTTCACTAGAGGATAAAACATTCAAACAATCTCAAAAACAATTTATAACAGAATATGCAACCTAAATTAGATCATGAATTTTATGAGACAGTGATCATGTACAACATGTTAACTGATGAGCCATATCTGGCTAGTATCATCGACCATCTGGATCAAAAATTCTTCGAGGATAAGAACATCTCGGAAATTGTAGGTATAGTCCGTGAGTATTACCTCAAAAGAAGTGCTGCACCAACATTGACTGAGATAAAAAGTTACTTAACTACACCAGAACTCAAAGAAAATTTTAAGAAGGTAGTCGCTAAATTTGAGAACTTCACAAGCAGCTTTAACAAAGATGAGTTGTATCAAAATACAGAAAAATTCTTGAAAGAAAAAGCTGTATTCAACACTTTGTTGCAGGTAGCAGACCAGGCCAATCAAGTTGATGTTGACACTAGTGATATATTGAATCGGTTTGAAAAGGCATGCGGCATAACACTCGAGACAGATATAGGTTTAGATTATGTGAATGAGATAGATCGACATATCGATGATTTAGTAACTGTTGATGACACTATATCATGCGGTTGGCCTTGGCTTGACAAAAAGATGGATGGAGGTTTCTTGGAAAATGGTAGAGCAATATACGTATTCGCTGGCGAAACTAACATCGGGAAGAGTATATTCTTAGGCAACATAGCCAAGAACATTGCAGATCAAGGCAAGACGGTGTTGCTGATAAGTCTCGAGATGAGCGAGTTAGTTTATGCAAAAAGGATAACTACCAATTTGACACAAATACCAATTCGAGATTTACATTCACGTACTGATGATATCCGGGACGCCGTGAAGCAATATAAAAATTCCAAGTCTAAATCACGTATAATTGTAAAAGAATTCCCACCAAGTACAGTCAGCTGTAAGCATATCAAAGGTTACATTAAAAAATTAGTTGACAAGGGCATAAAACCGGACGCGATTGTTGTTGATTACGTCAACTTGCTCAAGAGTGATCAAGGTACAAACTCTTATGAACGCATAAAATATACAACCGAAGAACTTAGAGCGTTATCATATGTGTTTGAATGTCCCGTTATAACAGCAACACAGTTGAACAGAGCGGGTTACAGTGAAGTAAACCCCGGGTTGGACACGGTTGGAGAAAGTTACGGGTTGGCGGCAACTGCTGATGCTATATTTAGTATTTGGAGAGAAGAAGAGGATATAGAGCTAGGTGTACTCAAGCTTGGTGTCATGAAAAACCGGTTTGGGGAAAACTTTGGTAGTGTCGTGATGGAGATCAATTATGACACGCTGTCTTTGTGCGAAGCTGCAGAACAAGTGCGTAGTATTGACATGACCGACACAATGAATGCACTGGACTTGTTATCCAGTTGATTAATACCGTGTGAGCGGTTAAATAATCAACAATTGAGATGAAAAAAATAATGGTGTTTACAGATTGTGATTTAGATGGAGCGGGGTCATATGTCACATTCAAATGGCTGACAAAATTGAACATGCAGGCTGAAATTTGTTCACAATCAAATTTCCGGAAGACATTCCTAAACTGGTGTTCTAAAAACAACCCGGAAAAATATGATAAGATATACATCATGGATCTTGATGTGTCGCAGGACAATCTAGATATAGTTGATAAGCCGAACATAACCATCATAGATCATCACGATACACACGTTGATAATATTGACAAGTATAAACATGCTACAGTACTTGTCAAAAAGCACACATCTTGCTGTCGATTGATATATGATCTTCTCCGCGCGAAATATCCGGATAGAATATTGACTGACGAACAAAAATTGTTGGTTTTGTTGGTGGATGATTATGACAGTTATCAACACAAACTGAAAGACTCATACAATCTAAACGTAGTGTTGTGGAATTATATTGGTAACCGATTGGAGCAATTTGAAAGAGATTTTGGTTCCGGGTTCAATGGATTCACCCAAAACCATTTGAATATTATACATCTGAACAACAAAAAAGTGAAGCGTATAATATCAGAACTGCAAATATTTAGAGGACAACTACCAATCAAGGGTAAGAAATATAATTTATATGCTACAACCTGCAGTGAGAGCTTAAACGAAGTCGCCCATCACGTGATAAACAGACACGATTGTGATATATGTATGGTGATGAATCTAAATACAAAGCGCGTGAGCTTCCGGAAGAACAAAGAAACTGCTGCTGATGTGCATCTAGGAAATTTAGCCAAAGTTCTAGCTGAAGGAGGTGGTCACGTCGACTCTTCCGGTGGGAAGATAACAGAACAAGTACTAACAATAACAAAAATGTTACAACCTACATGAATCTGAATATAAAAGATGCAGTAGCTAAAACCGACCCGTTACACAATGCGTATGAGAATGAATACGCACATATATTCTTGAGCTTTTGTGCATATGTGTGTATAATAAAGAATAAAAAAATGAATTTACCAAATATATTCTTATGTATGATGAAAGAACCTGAACTTAGGGAGTTGTTCAAGCAGCTGTGTGATGTAGAGTCGGATTATGACGTGTTCAAATGCTTTTTAAACTATGATTCAACACTACACCGTTCAAAGTACATAAGAAATTACTTACAGGATAACAATATTGTGTTATAATGACCGGGTTGGAGAAACAAATATATAATGCATGGTTAGCCACCACGAGATCGAATCAGAACAAACCGTTTAAGTTGAGAAAAGAGTGGAAAGACTTCGAAGACAAACCAGAATATTATTTCATAAAAAAACTTGCAAAATTGTTCATGAGATACGATAATATAAACATAAATGAATGGTTTGAAGCTCCATATAAAATATATCCTGAGAAAATACAATACGATCTCAAGCATTATACGCTCATGAAGCAATACCAAACATACCGTTTGTATATACAGAAAAAAATAAACAAAAAATTAACACCAAAACAATTCCACGACATATTATTTAAAAATAAAAAAAAGTTGAACTAAACATAAACACAAACTATAATAAAGAAAATGAGTACATTCACAAAATCCATGTTCGCGAGCATCAAAGATGCTCTAACTAAAGAAGGTTCCTCTAACAGGACTGCAGATATACTGAGAACCAAGCCCGGTAATTCATACGAGATCAGACTGTTACCCAATATTGAAGATCCAAGTAAAACATTTTATCACTATTACAGCCATGGTTGGACCAGTTTCTCTACCGGTCAATACGTGACAGCTGTGAGTCCGACAACTTGGGGTGATCGGGATCCAATTGCAGAGCATAGACTCAAAGTGTATAGAGGAGGTAGTGCAGAAGAGAAAGCGAAGGCAGAAGCGATCTATCGTCGTGAGAATTGGTTAGTCAACGCATATGTGATCAATGATCCATCGGATCCGGAAAACAATGACACTGTAAAAATTTTACGCTATGGAAAACAATTACACAAGATCATAATGGAAGCAATTGATGGCGAAGATGCCGGTCAATTTGGTGAGAAAATATTTGATTTGAGTGAGAACGGATGTACATTTCGTGTGCGTTGTGAACGTCAAGGAGATTACCCGACTTATGTTTCCAGTAAATTTTTAATCCCTGGCGCAATTCCTGGATTGACAGAGTCAAGAGTTAAAGAGATATATGACAACGCGTTCAAGCTTGATGAAACCTTCCGTACTAAATCTTACGATGAGTTAAAGCTAATGCTAGATGAACATTTTCATTGTATTGACCCAGGAAGTGAGGAGAGTACAACCGAGAACATCATTAATGAAACAACTAATAAATCTAGTCCAGATCCTGAGCTGGATGAGGATGTACCCATGAGTTTCGATACACCATCTAAAGAAGCATCAGAAGATGAACCTCTTGAGGATGACAAGATCAACCAACTGCTAGCCGGTTTGGACGATGTCTGATACACAAACAGAAGATAACCCTTACGCGAATCGAAATCACGAATCTGACACTAACGCTCTAGCCAGGAGCGATATACATGCTGTGGCAGCTCTATTGGGAAATGTTTCAGGTTCATTGAAAGAGATCGACAAACAAAATGTCGGTAGTGAGGGTAATAACAAAGCGTTAAAAATAAATCCAACAGAAACACTCAAGAACATGTTTGTATCTGATAGTAACAACACAG